AGGAACTACGTAAGATAAAAAATTTACGTGATGTAATTTCAAACTTAGGATAAACACTATGATGAACAGACCCAACCCAATGTACAAAACAGGTGGCCTCAATGATGAGGGCGGTGAAATAGACGAAGTCTCAGGTAACGAAGTTCCTGTAGGTGGAACTAAAGAAGGTGTGCGTGATGACATTGATGTTAACATGAGCGCAGGTGAGTTTGTTTCAGACGAAGCTACAACACGTTATCATGGACTAAAAACATTTTTAAGTATGCGTGATGAAGCTATGATGGGTATGCAAAAAATGGAAGCAATGGGTTTAATGGGTAACTCAGATGAAGCAACCCTACCTACTGATATGCCATTTGGTATGGGCGATCTTATGGTTGTGCAGATTGATAAAGATGGTGAAGAAAAAGAATTAAACATGCAAGAAGGTGGGTTAGTAGATAATAACGTAAGTTCAACAGTTATTGTGTATGGTCCTGATGGAACTCAATACTCTAGTCCTCAAGCTGCTATTGATGCAGGTGTTACTAATTACAGTATGACACCACCGAAATCTAGTGGTGTGGTTTCTCTTGAAAGTCAGCAACAAGATGTACCTATGCAAGATACAATTGGTCCTGTAACATTTGACGAAGTAATGTCAGATGCAAAAATGGAATTTAAAGAGTATCGTAATGCTGAAGGTCAAAGCCTTATGGTTCCATTTATTGGTGGCGTAGCTCTTTATCCAATTCCAGAAGGCTATGAACTATACACAGGTGAAGATGGTGGTGATCCAGAAGTACCAGAACTTCCTGATCCTGCTGCAGCAATTACCCCTTCTAGGGATGATGACGGTAGTAATGATGCTGCATTAACAGCGTATCGTTCAAGTAAAAAAGATACAACTATTAACTGGGAAACATTATCTGATGATGAATTTATCATTGAAGCAAACAGACGTAATGGCTTTGGTCGTAACCTAGCTATGGGTGTAGCTTCACTTGTAAGTCCTCTTGCTGCAGTAGGTATGGCAGGACTTATGAGAGTAGAAGATAATAAAGTTCTTGCTTTAGCAAGATCAAGATTAGCTGCACTACCACAAGGCTCTGCACAACGAGCAGAGTACGAAAAGATGATAGAGTCTTACGAAGCTCGTGGTAAAGGTTTGTTTGGTAGTATAATTGGTAAGATTGTAGATACTGTAGGTGGTATATTTGGTTCTACAGATGAGCAAAAAGTAAAGGCTCAAAATGCAAACTTAGTTGCTAACAGTGGTACAATTGTAGGAAAGTATAGTGTTAATGGTCAAATAACTGAAGCAGGTATTGAAGCACTTAATGGTGGTATTGTAGAGGGTGTTACTGCTGCTGAATATCAGAAAGCTCAACAAGATTTAAATTCACAAGACCCAGACACTAAAGCAGCAGCACAACAAGTTATGTCTAATTACATTGGGCAAGAGCTTGGTAGCTTTGTGAACAAAGATATACTAGATGCAGCAAAAGCAGGTCTTGGTGGAAGAACACCAGAACAAACTCGTGTTGATCTTGTAAACATTGCATATCAAACTTCTGATGTTTTAAAACAAGAACTAGATAGTCTAACTGATGGGCAACAATTATTTTTAGGGTATACAGGTAAAAATTATTTAGATGTAATTGATTTTGGTAGAGAGCAAACATCTCAGCTAGTTCCTTCAACGTATGCAACAGAAGCTCCTGATAGAACATTTGGAAATTTTAATAAAGACGGAACTATTGTTCCTTCTATTGACAGTGGTCTAGGACTAAGTTCGCCACAAGCTGTTACACCAGATGTTCCAAGTACACAAACATTTTTAACTAACCAAAGAGACAATCAAGTAAAAGCATTAATAAATGCAGGTGTAGATAGATCATTAGCAGAAGCAGCAATACCTGCAGCATCTACATCATTTAAAAAACCAGATGAATTTGCACTAGAAGGTCCAGAAGCATTGGGAGGAGCAACCTATGATCCTTATAACGTTGGGCAATTAGGTGAGTTTGCAGGAATGGGTGAGCAGGTTGACGTTGGTCCTTCTTTTCCAAGAGATACTTTTGGTAAGGTAGACTTGCAGCAACCATATACAGGAGATGCTTATCAGTATCCAACAACTGCACCTCAAACTGTTAGTTCTTTTTCTCAAGCACAACAAGAGCAAGACATTAATGATTATGCTACACAAGTGTATGGTCAAGTAGGTAATCTTGAAAAAGCAGACTTAGAAGCTGCAGGATATACAGGAAATGAAATACAATCTTTTATGGATCAAAATCCTCTTGTAGAGCAACAAATACAAACAGGTGTAGGTACAGTTGGGTTTAATCAACAAACAGCAGATGCCAATCAAAAAATACTAGAACAATCAAGGCAACCTGCAACAATACCTGATGTAGATTATGCCGATCCTACATTAGCACCAACACCTACTACAGTAACACCACAGTTTGATAGTAAAACAGTTCAAGATGAAATGGCTAAACAAGAAGCTAGTTATATGGAAGCTGCTTTTGGTGATCAGACATCAGATGCACTACAACTAAAAGATGTTGTACCAGAAGCTAAAGTATCTTTTGAAGATGCCTTTGGTGCTGCACGTGCAGAAGAAAAAAGACTTGGTATTGCAGCAGGTACATCTCAGTTTGAGTATGATGGTAAAATGTTTTCTACAGCTACTAAGGATCAAGATGCAGCCAAGACAACTAAAACCGAAGAGCAAAAAGGTAAGTATAGCCCAACTGCAAATGCACAATTGTCTGGTGGATATGATACTAATACACTTAGTGATGAACAACAAACTGCATTTGATGCTGCTGTAGATAGAGGTGATGCTAACGTAGCAAATCACTTTGCACAAGTAAACAGATCAAACAATAAAAAAGATGAGTATGCCGCAAGTAATTTTGATCCTGCAGTTGGTAGGTCATTAGGTCTTTCAGAGTTTGATATGGAACAAGCTGAAGAGTATGGTGGTAGTATTCAGACAGCTATTAACGATGGACGTGCAGAAAAAGGTGATGGAATTTTTGCTAAAGTAGTTGTGACTGATACAAGTAAAAGTAAAGGTGGTAGTAATGCAGGTAAAAAAGATGATGGTGGATCTTCTACAACTACTAAAACAACTACAACAAGCAGCAGTAAAGATACAAACATTGCTTCATCAGGTCGTAGTGAGACACAAGTACAAGCAGATATTAACAAAGCACTTAAAGATTCAGGGGGTGAATGGACCTCAGAGTTAAACACTCTTGTATCTGAACGTGACAGTGCTCGTTCAAATCAAGGTAGCTCATCTTCTTCTTCTTCATCGTCAAGTGGTGGTGGAGGAGGCGGTGGCGGTTCATCGTCAAGTGGTGGTGGAGGTTGTGTAATTGCAACTCACGCTGTAGCCAACGGCTCATTTCAATGGTCAGATAAACAAAATGCTTTGGAATGGTGTAAGAATACTCTTCACGATAAGTGGTGGGGTGAAACAATGCGTAAAGGTTATAGATACTTAGGACGTAAACACATTGCTAATGGAACAGCCGAAACTGTATACAAAGAATTTAAAGAATGTATTGAGTGGGCAAATGGTAAACGTCCATTTAATATAAAAATTGCATCAAGATATTATTATCGTGCTGCACAAACATTTTTTGTTGGACTTTTTGTAAAAGAGGATGTATAATGGACAGACAAAGTACATATGGAGAATACCTATCTCAAGTAGGTACACGTTATAATAAACTTTCAGAAGATGAAAAAGATACGGTACGTGCCATGCGTGGTACTCAACAAGGTTTGGTTCTTAGTAAGATACTAGGAAACGAATTGGCACTTGCTGACTTAGGGGTAAAACGTACTCCAACGGCAATGCCAAAAAAACGTGGTCTAGCTACACGATAAATTAGTTAGATATTCTGGCTACTCATCCCCCATCCAACATGGCTACGGTGGCCCCAGTAAAGGAAAATAAAATGCAAGACGCAATGGTAGAACAAGTAGAAACTAAATCTGCTTTTATAAATAAGAAATATAATAACGAAGATAAAAAAAAACAAGAAGAAGAAGAACTAGAACAGCTAATGGCTGAACAAAAGGGTGAAGCAGTAGAAGCTGAACCAGAACCAGAGAACGCAGAAGAAAAATCTTTTAAGAAACGATATGGTGATTTAAGACGCCATATGGGTGAAAAAGAAAAAGAGTGGTCTGAAAAATTTAACTCACTGCAATCACAGCTAAGTGAAGCCACTAAAAAAGAAATGAAGCTACCTACATCCGAAGAGCACTTAGATGCTTGGATAAAAAAATATCCAGATGTAGCAGGGATAGTAGAAACAATTGCAATTAAAAAAGCAAAAGAACAATCTGCTGAATTAGAAGAACGTGTAAAAGCAGTAGATGAAATGCGTGAAACTGCTGCACGAGAAAAAGCTGAAGCAGAATTAATGAAGCTACATCCTGACTTTGATGACATTCGAGAGAGTGATGATTTTCACGAATGGGTAAACGAACAACCCAAAACAATTCAAGATGCATTGTACGAGAATGATACAGATGCTCGTACTGCTGCTAGGGCAATTGATTTATATAAATCAGATAAAAACATCACTGGCAAAAAGAAAAAGAATACAGACAAAGACGCAGCTAAATCTGTAAACTCACGTAACTCACGTAGTAGACCAGACACAAGCGATGGTTCAGGAGCAATCTTAGAATCTGACGTTAACAAAATGTCTGCACAAGAATACGAAAAGAAGTCTGATGAAATTATGGAAGCTATCCGTACAGGCAACTTCGTATACGATTTATCTGGTAATGCCAGATAACTATTGACATATAGTTTTTTATAAGTATAACTATGTGTATACCGTAAGTGGCACAGCCCCTGTAGAGATGGAATACCTGTGCCTCTTACAAACTTAGCAAACAACATATCCTTTCGGACAACCTAATGTCTCATGGCCCATTTGATGTAGTATAGGCCAATATTACATAAAATGCACCCTAGTAGAGTTAGCCTCTGTATAAGTATAGTTAGTTTTGCATCTGTCGTGCTCAATGCTATAAGGAGATATACAATGGCATTTTCAACAGCAGCAGGTTACGGTAACTTACCTAATGGTAACTTTTCACCAGTAATCTATTCCAAACAGGTGCAACTTGCATTCCGCAAGGCATCTGTTGTTGAAGCGATCACAAACTCAGATTACTTTGGTGAAATTGCCCAAATGGGTGATTCAGTAAAAATTATCAAAGAACCTGAGATCACTGTGAAATCGTATGCACGTGGTACAACAATCACTCCACAAGATTTGGATGACGAAGACTTTTCATTAACAATTGACAAAGCTAACTATTTTGCTTTCAAAGTTGATGATATTGAGGAAGCTCATAGTCATGTCAATTTTTCTAGTCTTGCAAGTGATCGTGCTGCGTACAGACTATCCGACCAGTTTGACCAAGATGTTCTTGGTTACATGTCTGGATACAAACAATCTGCATTACATGGTAACGCAAATACTGCCAATACAACTACTAATGGTAGTGTTGCTGTGTCAACTGCAGGTACTGATGAGTTGCTTTCCTCAATGAAGTTAGATGGTTCTGACTTTAATGCAGGTACAGGCGGTCAGTCAGTTGCACTTCTACCAAGAACTGGTGGTGCAACAGCTACACCTTCAACTGCAGGTGAAGCAAACCCACTACAACTTATTGCTCGTATGGCTAGAAAGCTAGATCAGCAAAATGTTGACACAACTGGTCGTTGGCTCGTTGTCGATCCAGTGTTCATGGAAATTCTTCGTGATGAGGACTCACGTCTTCAAAATGCAGACTTCGGTGAATCTGGTGGTATCCGTAATGGTCTTGTTGTAAACAACCTACACGGTTTCCAAGTACACGTGTCTAATAACCTACCAACTTTTGGTACTGGTCCTGCAACAAATGCGGCTTCAAATGCGTCTAACTACGGTCTTATCGTAGGTGGTCACAGTTCAGCCGTTGCTACTGCAGAGCAGATCAATAAGACAGAATCATATCGTGACCCTGACAGCTTTGCTGACATTGTTCGTGGTATGCATCTATATGGGAGAAAGATTCTCCGTCCAGAAGCGTTAGTTAATGCGCTTTACAACTTGCGATAAGGAGGACTAAAACATGGCTAATATAACTGCACTTTTACATCCTGCTTCTGGCAATTCACAGCGTGGGCGCAACCCATACTATGTTGATGTTACTATTGACTTGACAACAAACAGCATTGCTCCGGGTGATACTATCCAAGCAATTACTGTTCCTGCCAGTACGTTAATATTGGGAGCAGGTTTTCAAGTTACAGAATCTGCAACTATGAATGCATCTACAGATGCTACTGCTGCTCTAGGTTTCACTGGTGGTGATGTCGATGAGTTTGCTGCAGCACTTGACATTGATGGTGCATCTGACGGTGATTATGCTCCGCAGGTTGCGATTGATGGACTTGCGCTATCTACAACTGGTGATACAATTGACTTTGTATTAGCAGGTAGTGGTGCTTCATTTACAGCAGGTAAGCTACGTGCTTGGGCTGTAATGATGGACATCAGCGATCAAGGCGACATGGCTGCTAACGAAGTAGCTCGTGACAACGCTTAACTAAACAATTGAGAGGCTGCTTTAGGGTGGCCTCTCTAACTGTATATAAAGGGATTCAAACATGGCTATCACAACAGCAATGTGTACAAGTTTTAAACAAGAACTTCTTGGTGCGGTCCATGATATGGATACCCATACTTTAAAGCTTG